CCGTTGATAATAACTGTGTCACCATTGTTAAGAGTTGGACTTGTAGCTGTGCCCTGAATGGTTGCCCAAGCTGTTTTCCATTCATCGCTGCCTACCAGCACCCATTCATTGTATAAATCAACAAGATCAGTTGATGATGAATAGTTTACAGTTGCGCTGTATGAACTGGTGCTGGGACCATTGCGTTTGTAATAAATTGGATTGAGAACAGTCACATCGGTATTCACTACAACAGCATAGTCGCCGATTGAACCAACGGTTTGCAGTGGAACAGTGCCGCCAAGATTAAGATCGGTGCTGCTAGTAATAACTATAGGCACTTGATTTGTAAATGCAGCAGTGGTCTGATTCCATTGAAAAATTCCCCAGGTTGTGTTGGCAGTGTCTAGCCAAAAATCACCGTCGTTGGGATTGCCAGTGGGACGGACCAAGCTGGCAGTGAGTTCAGTAAGGTCAATGTCAGCACGTTGCACATAGCAGCGATTAGAAACTCCCAGGGCCGAATAAGCAGCAAGTAATCCGTATTCGTTGAGTTCGTAACCATTGATTGGTGTGCCAGCTGTGGTCTTGTAAAAGAAAGGAACGCCAAAAGTGGCTGATAGATCTCGCTGACTGGTAATCAAATAAGGAACGTTTGAATTTGCCTGTAGTGTGCCAGCAGCAACACCGGTTCCTGTTCCAGAAACTTTGTTTTGTGCTGTTGCAATCAACACATAAGGGACTGAGTTGGTCGCAGCAGGAATATACTGACTTTCGTCAATTACTGTTACTTCTACGCCGGGTGAAATTAGTGCCATGGTAAATCCTTTTTCTAGCTACTGATATTTATCGATAGCCGAAAAAAGAACCCCGACACAGTGCCCTTACCGTAAGATTTTAGCTAAATACATCATGAAAAGACCCATGTGTCCGGCCTGTAATCAAAGACCCAAGGCCATAAATTGCTACCGCGGTGAAAAAATTTACTATCGAAGTCGCTGCGAAGTATGCATCAAGAAGAACAAAAAGATCAAGCCGCCTGTGCCAAGGTGGCAAACAGCAGGCTACAAGAAAAAACCCACATGTGATCGATGTGGGTTTAGAGCAAGATACTCAGCACAACTACAGGTGTTTCATGTTGATAGCAATTTGCACAACAGCGACATTCGCAATCTAAAAACTGTGTGTCTCAACTGTGCCGAGGAAGTAAAACGCAGTGATGTTAATTGGAATCGTGGGGATCTTGAGCCAGACGTTTGACCTGACGATATAGATCATCCAGTGTGCTGTTGTTGTCAAGCACAACATCAAACTCTGTGCCAACCCAGGCAGTTTCACTGGCATGTATTCCCAATCGTTGCAATTTTCCAGTGCTCAGACTCCAGGTGGGATTTCCATTGGGACCTCGATTGGCACTGACCGCAGCATCATACCAGTCGGGTTCGGGGCCTCGCACCACACGAATAACTCGGCCTCCTGCTGATCGAATAGCACGAATTTCGTTGGGAAACCGGCAATCAGTTATTACCACATCATCAAGGCTGTTGCGCAGTTTGTTTTCTAAACTGGCAATCCAGATATCGTCGTGAAATCCGTAGCGACACACTTCTGTGCCCCAGAGTTGCAGCATCAATCGTGGGGTAATTTCACGCCCCAATCTGTTGCTCCACCATTCGTCACGTTGTTCTCGCCACTCTCGGCTGTGTTTTGTGCGACCTTCCAGCATAGTTCTATCCCAGCCAAACACATGAGCCACTGCATCTTTCAAACTGTTGGCAAAACTTTCTCTACGAAAGTGATGTAAGTTTACCAGGTAATCAGCAATGGTATCTTTTCCGCTGGAGATGAAACCGCAAATCCCTATAATTTGCGGTGTTTTAGTTTTTGAATTTACATTTGTTTCCATGCCATCTCGCATAATTCATTGGATCAACTAGTTTACTACAATGTGTGCATTGTTGTCTAGTAGCATTAAGTTTTTCTTCGCGTTTTTTCTGCCTTTGTTCCGAGCTATGTTGTTTGCCGTAAAATCCGTTAGATTCTCCAAAAAAACTTTTACCCATTTTGACTTTACTTTCGGGTTTATGTTTTTTTCCGTAAAAACTATTTCCTGCTCCTCTTCTATTTCTAGAAGCACTTTCTTTCCATAGTTTAGATTTAGGTCCGGTAGCACCTTCGCCACCATCAGTTAAATTACGTAATATTCCTAATTCCAAATCTTTGCGACCATACCAACGAATTAATCTACGTTCAATAGCAAAGGCTCCAACTTCTGTTAAATTGGATTCTATAATTACGATTCGATCATTATCTGTAGGAACTTTTACACTGTGTTCTTTTCGCCAGGCGCGGTCACGATGCCCTTTGCCAACATAGTATGGAGTTAACTCTTTTTTGCGTAGGTAAACATATACATAATAACCAATAGGAAAGTTATTTTGATTGTAAATAGACATGCTGGTGCTCCTCAATAGCATTAGAGTAGTTGGGGTTTCCGAGGCCCGCGAACTACACCTATATTTACCAGCAATATTTTATTTTAACTCGTTAACTTTGAGATGTTTAAGTGTGTTTTGTAGCATGCCAATTTGCCTGCGACAGTCTTCCAGCGCATGATGGCTGGCAGCGGGAATGGGTTGCTCGGGCCATAGGCTAAACACAGTTCTTGAATCGCGCACCATGTAATATTTCCAGGGCAAGGGTTTACCATAGCTCTTGTAGGCATGCTCAAGAATGTTCATGTCATAGGTCGGGCCTTGACTCCAAATCAGCTTTGAGTGCCAAATTAATTTGCCCAGTTCGTCCAATGCTCGGTCCAAGGGAATTCGATCTTGCTCGCCGAATGCTTCTTCTCGGGCATGGGTGGGTTGGGTGGCCCACCACTCAATCGTGCCATCGTCAATGGCACGATTTTCCTGACTTTCCAACGAAACTCGAGCATAATAATGCTTGTCATACCACCCTAATCCAAACGGATCAAACGCCTGGGCAGCTATGGTAAGAATACATGTATCAGGGCCTGTTGCCAGGCCCTCGAGATCGATCATCAAATGCATTTTGCTATTATAGCAAAATTAATCTTCTGTGTCAATTATCCAATGACCCAAGTCAGTGGTTGTGACCCGTCTACATAATTCACCAACTGTTGAATCAACGCATCCATTTGAGTCTGAGCTTCGGATTTCATCGCAGTGCCGTTGAGTGTGCCGCCACCTTGTGGTCCGGCAATCTGTCCAAACTTTTCGCGAGCTTCACCAATCATGAGTTTACAGTTGGCAACCATGTAGTCCCGAATCCATTGTGAAGTTTGGTAGTTTGACAATAACTGGAATTCAGGTTTTAGATTGTCTGTCCAAATCAGCACGTTTTCACCGGTGCCGCGCCAGTCTCTGCTCATTTGCAATTTTTTGGTCACTGGGTTCCAGGTAAACACCACATACTGACCAAACATGCGTCCAGCCAATTCCACATACTGTGTGTAATAATCATATGTGGCCAGGCCTCCGGCCACGTTGAAGTTCATCAAATAAACGTTCAAACTGGCCTGTGTGAATGGATCAAAGTTTGTGGCATAGGGTCCTTGGCTGTTGCCAAATGTTCTACGATAGACCTGACGCACGTTGATGACTTCTTGCGGAAGTGTGTAGATGTTGACATCCTGTACCAACTCAAGAAAACTGAAGCTTTCTTCGTAAGCATTCTGCGCACGTTGACGATAAGTGCCAATGGTTTTTTGATACGCAGCTTCGTAGTGTGCAGGGTCAAGTTCTACGTCAATCATGCCACTGCCCAGTTGCAGTTGCACATAGTTGATTAGGTCTTGTTTGAGAACTTGTAGGGTATTTTCAGCCATATAGGGAACTCCGTCCCTATATTTAGTTCACCAGACCCGAAGAATAACCAAGTTCTCGGTGCCGCGGCTGTTCCATGCAGTTTCTGTGGCCTTGATGTCTTTGAACAGTTTGCGAGCAGCTGGTTTTCCAGCAGCCACAATGGCCTTGAGTTGCTCTGCAGGCTTGCGCAGTGTTTTTTGCACAGTTTCCACGGTGCTGAATCCAATCACAGCATTGTTCTTCACAGTGAACACCTTGGCATACTCGTCGGCCACCACGTGGATCAACTTGCGCTTTTTGGTGTCATACAGCCAGGCTTCGCTCTTGTCCACCAGCTGTGCAGCCGGTAAACTTTTCAGTTTGAGCTCAACAAACTCAGCACAGATCTTGAACTTGGCTGCTTTCTTCTCCGGGGGCACTGCCTTGACTTTGCGGGGCTTGCGTTCAACCTTCTTGATTTGCACATAGCTGCCGCAGTCCGAGATCACAAGTTCACAAAACTTCACACAGTTTTTGAGCTGTGTTTTGGTCATGTAGTCATAGGCTTTCACAAGGTCAGCGTCTTTGCCTGCCACAACTTCTTCAAACTCGCCAAGTTTACGGGCCCAAGTGTCCCGGATCATTGACACCATTTGCGGTGCAATGTTCATGCTTCGCATGACACTCACCGGCTTGTAATCAGCGTTGAGCTTGGCGCCTGCGGCAACGAACTCGTCAAATTGGCCGTCCAGTTCTCCCAGGCATTCAGACACTTTGTCGCGCAACCGATCTTGAATTGTTGTTTTGGGCACGCCAAGATCAACTGCAACAACTTGTTCTTTGGGCTCGTTTTTGATCGCCAGCAATTCAACGATCATGTTGTCCAGTTTGATTTGCTCGTGCTCGTTCAACTGCAAGCCCATGTCTGCCATGCGACACAACCAACCAGTTGTGAGCCTGATTTGGCTGTCGCCGAGACTGCGAATCTGTTTGGCATCCCGAACTCGTTCACGGCGATCAAGGTATCCGGCCACAAAATCCTTGGCTTCTTTTTTGCCGTAGAAGTAATTATACCAGTTGAACGCTCGACTCAACACAGTGAACCGATGTTCGCTGGGCTGTTCACGCCACAGCGGCTCTTCGCCCACATACTTGGTATCGGGGCTACGGGGGTTCAAGGGTTTGGGTGCAGAGATCTTCATGTGTGCTCCTTTGACTGTAATTATAGCACTGTGCTCAATTTGTGTCAAACATACAGTAAACGAGCAAGAGTTAGATGTTTTTCCAGGTTGACAATTAATTCTTCTGCTTGTTTTTTCAGCGTTTCGTAGCGTGTAGTATTTCGTTTTAATCTGCGACACTCCACACTTTCGCTGTCCAATTGATTCAGCGTGGAATCTACTACTCCAAGCATTCGCAACAGGTCTCGGCGCGCCTGGCGATTTTTTATGGTTTTTATTTGTTCAACACAATCTGTTGCTCGTTGATACAGCTGGTCCATAGAATTTTCAATATGAACATAAATATCTATACTATGTTCTATGTTTATACTTATTTGAGAGAGGACGGAAGTCCGTATTATGTCGGCAAAGGCTCAGGTGAAAGAG